GTGGGCAAGAAGTTTATCTGCTTGCGGTCTAAATATACTCGATCCCACGGCAGTTCGAGGATCGCAGTCTTGCGCTGCGCGGTGTACCTTGCCATGTACACAAACCGCGTGATGCGTGGCAGCCGGTTGGACTTTTGCGCGAGGCCGTCCACATAATCCAGACAAGCTTGGATTTCATCATCAGACAAGACGCGATCTCTGGGCGGGGAAGGTGGGGGCAACTCGACATAGGGAAGGATCATCCGATCGATCCGTAACTCGATAGGCTCAACCCGATCGCACATAAAATTAAATGATGCTCGAAGGCATTGCAGTTCTTTTCTGATTGTGCCTGATGCGGCTGGGCAGCGGCCAATGTCGCCGCGCTCTCGCAATCGCGTGTATTTCTGTGCATCGATACGGCTGATATCCTTTACCCGCCGGTTGCCGAAAAATGATTTTAGATTGTTTATTAAACTTGGGTATCTGGCCTCTGCCAGCATCCGGCCTTCAATCCACTGGTGAAACCACATATCCAGACAATGACCAATCAAAGGATTGGTGCTTGGTTTCATTTTGTTGTGTTCGTCCAGCCAGCCTTCAAAACGTCTCACTGCGATCGTCTGATCATCTGTCCGTAAGCTTTGCCGTTGTGAGCGTCCGTTTTTTGAATAAAAGACGTACCAAGAACCTTCGTATATTCCGAGCCTTGGCGGTTTTTGATTTGCCATTTTTCCACCTCTATCATTTTTTCGACCTCATGCCGATCAATGCGGATGGATCGATACCCTAGTTTTATTGTTTGCAGCTTTCCAGTCTTGCGATAGTTTTCTATCGTTCTAATCGACACAGAAAGCAAATAAGCAGCGTCACGCTGTGTGATAAGCCGCTTCATTTATTTATTGTTAACTAATTGCAGAACTTGCAATGCAATTGCGGTTGGAACCTTCATGTCCACTTTTAACCACATATGGTCTGGATCCCCAGGAACAGCGCGCATTTCTTGGCTCAGTGACTCTGTTCCAAATGCGTTTGACTCATATTGAGGGTAAAGTTCGCTAGGCTCGATATTAAGAGCCTTTGCCAATTTATTTAGATTCACTGGTGTCGGAACGCTCTTACCTCGAATGTACTGGGAAATAGAATCCCTTCCGAGGCCAGACATTCTGGACAGGTCACTTTGTGTGATGCCCATGTCCACAACCATTTTGTAAATCCTTTTTCCAAACTCCATATTTCTTTTAGTTCTATTGCTAAGATCCACAGTGCCTTCTGGCGCAGGCTTACTGCGGCTTGCGTGTTCTTTATCTACCATATCAACCTTTCTCCCATGTTGCATTTGTAGAAAATTGCGATTGACCTAAACATATATCGTACATATTGTCTATAGACATTTTGTATATTTTTACTGTTGTCACAGAATCTGGTTTCTGGCAATGTTGATTGTATCGGATGTAACAATCAACAAAAAAGAAGGCCAATAAATGAAATTGACACTTGATACCAGAAAGATGGTTAAGGACTTTGGTGGGCTAACCGCTTGCTATCGAGCCTTGAACAACCACGGATTTGAAGTGTCTAGAGACGCTGTAGATAAATGGCGGCGCAGAAGATCGTTAAGCACAAAAAGCTTAATTCAAATGGCGGTTATAGCAAAAAAAACAGGTAAACGATTTGATCTTTACGATTATATCGAAATAGAAACTGGAGAAAATAAATGAATACTGCCGGAAAAAAATCAAATGTTGTTACGCTCCGTAACGGCGCGTTCTTAAACGAGTGTGAGTCTGACTTAAAGGCAGCAAAGCCCTGGTCAGAAGAAAAAACGCATACTATGTTTTTGTTATCGCAATACATAAAAAATCCCGCTATGTCAGTGAGCCACAGGATGAGGGCTTTAGATATGATTGCTGAATATTCTGACATGGCTCAAGCATTAGCCGAAGCAGGCTACTCAAGAACCATTACCGTCAGTAAAATTGAGCGGCAAAACCTTGAGGACGTTGGCGCTAATAAAATCAATTGGACAACTTGCTGCTAATGTGGGGGATCGATCCGGGGGTCAGCGGTGCGCTTTGTCATTTCGATGCAACCGAAGGTTTTGTCGAAGTGTTTGATATGCCGATCTTAGAAATCAACGGAAAAAAGCATGTAGATGCTTGGGGTGTCTGTAGACTGCTCAAGCAACATGATAATCCGGTTTGGATCGAGCGTGTTGGCGCAAGACCTGGTCAGGGCGTTGTGTCGATGTTTAATTTTGGCCGCAGCTACGGAACTTTGATTGGTGCTGTTGCGGCTCTTGAAATGCAATTGAATTATGTCACGCCGCAAGAGTGGCAAAAGAAAGTTAAAATGCAGTCTGGCAAAGACGGCAGTCGAGCAAGGGCATCAGAATTGATGCCAGCATACGCGCATTTGTTTAGCCGAAAGAAGGATGACGGCAGATCGGATGCAGCTTTAATCGCCTTTTATGGCTTTTGTTATGGGAGCAATGTTGATTCTAATGACTGACACAATCGACAAAAAGAAGATTGGGAACCGAAAACAGGTTGAGATCAAGAACGGTTTTGAGATGCACAACCGTAAGCATGTCAGCGTTTCGCAGATCAATAAATTTCGTGAAGCGCCTGACGCATGGCTTGCACAGTACCTCATGGGTAAACGGTTTCCGTATGGTTTTGCCGCCATGCAAGGACTCGCTGTCGAGTCCGGCATAGAGCAGGGGCTTTTCAACGGTATTGTTGATGACGACTGTGTGCGGTTCGCTCTTGAACGGTTCAAGGCAGACACGACTCTTATGTCTGGCGCTGTCGAGGAACTAGAAAAGCGTGAGCCGATCATGCGCCAGATGGTTTACAACGGATTAGAGCAGCTGCGTGAACTAGGCAGGCCGGATGAACCGCCAGTTGGATCCAAGCAGCATTCGATTGGCATTCCAATTAGGTTTGCCGAAGGCGAGAATGGAACGGTCAATTGCATTGGCTATTTGGATTTTTACTACCCGCAGCACGACAATCTAGTCATCGATCTTAAAACCACAAGCAAAGCACCGTCCAGCTGGTCACTGAGCCACGGCATTCAAGCAGCTATCTACAAAAAAGCTGTCGAGGCCATGACTCAGAAGCCATGCACAGTGAAGTTTCTGTATGTGCTGACCCGCAAAAAGGATCCGTATGTCTGGCTAGAGATGACCGAACCAGATTATTACATCGATACATTCAAGCGCACAGTTAAGCAGCTTGAAGCCATGTTGCGCGTAAGCAGCGACCCGAAAGACTTGGTGAAAATCATACCGCACAACCCTGACAGTTTTTATTGGGGCAACGCGCACGACATAGCAGCCGATGTCTACAGAGATATTTGATCTACATGCCGAAGGCGGCCTTGAGTTTGTCGATGGGGATATTGAAACAGACCCATACCACAGACTCTGGAAATCCGTCTTGGTGTCAGCAATTTCTGACGCAATGCAGCTTGAGTCGCCGCTCAAATACCGGCGCAACGAAGCGCGTGACGCGATCAGATGGCTAGTACACGGCGGGGCAGATTTTGAGGAAGTCTGCGTAAACGCTGGGATCGAACACACAGTTTTTAAGAAAGCGGCTCTCGAACTTTTAGAGAAGCGTCTTGGCCGAAACCTCCTCGGCACCGTGATCGCCCAACACGTTTTACCTTGGGCGTAAAACCTTTTTAATAGGAGTCTATAATGGGGTTAAATTTTGTATCAGCAGGGGGCGGCAGCCCTTTCATCCGGTTTTCTGTCGAAAACAATGAGTGGCTCATGTCCACTGGCGGCGGCGAGTTAGAGCCAGTTGATTGGAGCAGCCCAGTCGTTGTCGATGTCGAAAACGTGCAGCAAGGCTGGCTAAAGCTTGAGGGTGGCCGCGATTGGATCGAGTGGCCGAACAATCAGCCAACAGAAAAGCCAAACGATATGTATCGGCAAGGCTTTGTCTTAAAGTTTTACAGTTCAAAGATTTTTGATGATGAGCCAGTGCGTGAGTTTTCTTCCAGTGGCGCTGGTGTCACCGAGTTTTTGAAAAAGCTGTACTCAGAAGCCGAAGCATCTGGAAATTTTGCGTCAGGTCAGGTTCCAGCGATCAAAGTGCTGAAAGCAACCTCAGTGCGTATTGGAAAAGGGCCATCTAAAATCCCGCAATTCGAGATTGTGAAATGGGTTGACCGCCCAAGCGAACTAGGCGCAGCCGGAGGGGAAGCGGTTGCAGCCGCGCCTGCCGCACCTAGTAAAGCCAGCGATGACGATTTCTCAGACGAAATCTAGCTAGCTATAGCCAGCGGGTTGATGCTTTGCCCGCTGGCTTCCTTCTTATTTTTTGCGGTGGTGGCAAATGGAAACTAATCTAGAATATGCGCGGTGGTGGTACGACAAGGGATTTAGTGTCGTTCCAGTCCATTATGTAAAGCCGGACGGTTCGTGTTCGTGTAACGCCGGTAAGGATTGCGCCTCGCCTGGAAAACATCCGGCTGGTGGACGCTGGCAGAAGTATCAAAATGAACGTGCAGACCTAGACACGTTGGAACTTTGGTTCGATGGGCGGTTCAAGAAATACAATTTAGGCGTGGTGACTGGATCAGTCTCCGGCAACGTGTTCGTTGTCGATGTTGACATTGCTGAAGGCAAACTGGGAGCCGATAGCTTTGATGATTTGCAGATGGCAAACGATGATTTGCCTCAAACATTAGAACAAATCACCGGATCTGGTGGCCGTCATTATTTTTTCACTGCACCAGAGGGCGTGAAGATCACCACAGGCAAGAACGTGCTGGGTGAGGGGATCGATACACGCGGGGAAGGTGGTTTTGTTGTTGTTGCGCCTTCCAATCACAAATCCGGCAATAATTATGTGGTCAGAGATGAGCCGATCGAGCCGTCACCCGATTGGCTGGAGACAATGTCTCAGCTTCCATCGATGGGTGAGGGAACCGGCAGCCTGCAAGGCCAGAGCATAAACCGTTGGGGCGAGTTAGCTGATGGCCGTGAGGGCTTCATGGTCAAGCTAATCATGGGAACCATCCGAACTTGGTGGGCGCAGCGCGGTGAATTGCCGACAGTCGAGCAGTTGATTGATGATGCGTGGCCGACATTCGAGTCCAAAGCCATCGTGCGTGGCAGTGATTTGACAGCCGATGGACGCGGCATCGAGTTGTTCAAGCTGAAAGCAAAATACCAATTATCACGCGCCAGAAATGGCGAGTTAAGGATCTTGCAGGGAGTTGAGCCAGGCTCCGAGCAAGTGGATCTCAGAAATCGCGATGTCACCACCTTACGCGATCTATCTACCTCCCTAGAGACTGACGATCCGACTAGAGCGGTTCCGGCTGGCAAGCCTACAACACCGGAGCCGCTTCTTTTATCTGATTGGTCAATCAAAAGGTTTGTTGGTGAGCCACCAGAACAGGAATGGTTGATCGAGAACATCTTGCCGCGCCGTATCCCTGGCTTGATTGCCGCTATTGGTGGCCTTGGGAAGTCCTTTATCTTGCTGGATCTGTGTCTGAAGGTCGCTGGCGGCGATCAATCGATGCACAAAGAGTCCAGCTTGGGCGGTAATATCGAACACAACGGCAAAGTCGTGTTTCTGGGAGCCGAGGACAGTGCAGCATCGGTGCATCGAAGGATAGCATCGATCAGTGATCCGACCTTGCGGATCCGAGCAGCCGACAATCTGATGGTTGTGCCTTTGCCGGACGCTGGTGGCCCGATGGCCTTGATCCAGAACGTGATGGGGCAATACAGCATCACAGAAGAGTATCAGAACATCCGCAAGCAGCTAATGGATATGGGTGATGTTGCGCTGGTTGTAATCGATCCGTTGCAGGCGTTTGCCCATGCTGACATTAATACTGATCCGGCAGCCGCTCAGTTTTGGTGGTCATTGATGTCGGAATTGTGTGTATCGATCAACGGAAATGTCTTGATCGCGCATCACATGCGGAAGGAAGGCACGTTTCAGATCAAGAAATCGATGCAAGCCAGAGAGGCAATCCGAGGCACGACAGCCCTGATTGACGGCGCTCGATGGGCGTATGCGTTATGGCCTATGCCGGAGTCCGATGAAATGGTCATTGCCCAGAACATGGGCTTTGAGGCGGGGCTTGGCAACTGCGTGATGGGCGGAGTCGTCAAGGTCAATGATGCAGCCGACACATCAACCAGATCGTTCTTGCGAGATGAATCGGGGCTGCTGGTGGACAGATCGATGGAGATAAGCCAGATCCTTGAGAAGTCTAGCCGCCTCGATCGAGGGCAAGTCAACGCGATATTCAATGAGATCGAGCGGCGTTGGAACGGTGACGAACCGTTTGCAGCTGGCACGAACACCACCAGAAGCCTGATCGGGTATCTGAAATCCGATTATGCGATGACGCAAAGGGGCGCAAAGCACTATCTGCAAATGTGGCTCGATCAAGCGTACATCGAGAAAGCCACGCACAAAACCCACTCAAAGACCGTGGGGCTGCGTGTGCTGAAGCGAGTCGAAGACAACGTATATGATTTTAGAGGAGCGTAAACTATGACCATCGGCAAGAAAATCCAATCCAAGGTGGATCAGATCAACGAAATTCTTGGAACCGAGTACGAAGCGCAAACAGAGCGTGTGCCATACCGGCCTCTGTTTCTAGATAACTTCAACGAAATTGGGTATGGGGATATCCGCATGTTCGGCAAAAAGCTTATGTCTTATGCGAAATACCAGCACAAGACAGGCACATTGAAGATCTACGGAGTCACATGGAGCAAAAACTTCATTGGCCTTAGATGGGGGCTGACATGGCTGCACATCAGATTGCCGAAGCACCACAAACACTCGATCACAGTTTATAATATCGATGGGCTGGGCATCCACAGAATGAGCAGCAAAGAAACTCGGCAAATGCTTGTAACAAGGCTGCAAGAGATATGATCGAGCGGGGTGACGGCAGTATTCAGAAGATGATCGAAGCAAACCGCTGTCCAAAATGCACTGCGAAATGGGAACCTTTAGTAACTGAGAACGCTGAAATCTGTAAAATCTGTGGATTCAAAATTGGTGAAGCTGTCGAAATCAACGATCAACAAGTGCGGAAGTAGCGGAAAGTAGCGCGAAAATGAAGCGAAAATGCGGAAGTAGTGCGGAAGTAACATCAGCTAAGTCATTGATTGTTGCGGAAGTGGCGGAATTTAGACCGCTTATTTGCGGAAGTAATCTGCGGAAGTAACCCCCCACACCCCTAGTGCGTTACTCCCGCAACGCCGCTTGGAGCGGCAGCGGTAGCGTAACGCGATTGGAGAGAAGGAAAGAAGGAACGAATGGCGAAGACAGGAAAGTGGTCGAAGGTGAAGCCAGCCTATCAGGCAAGACCGTCACCCGATATGTGGAACGACAGGGACGATGCCTCGATTATGAATGCAGCGATAAACTCGCTGGATCAGGTGTCGCGAGAGATGGAGCAACGATGGGGCTATGGAACGCTGGAACGACTAGCGTCACCCGATCTTGCAGCCAAATTCGAGATGGCGAGGGAGAGCCTGCGCGTGGCTTGCGCTGGCGATGATCCGAGCGTTGTTATCCAGAAAGCCGAGAACATGGCCAAAGGATGGCGAGTGCTTGAGAAGAGGGCGCTCGAAAAAGGGGAGAAGCCCATTGATGAACGTATCTGGTTGCACATTGCGGATGACGGAAGGCGATACGGATTTGTCAATGAGATCGGAATCGCCGCGCAAGTGACTGAAAGCCATAGCTGTAGAGTCTATTCGCTCGATGAGGTCACGCGCATTGTTCAAAGATATGAAGCCGAAGCGATGATTGTTGCGTCCACAAAAGACGCATTCCCTGGTGCAGAAATTCAAGAAATTGTTAACAAAGGAGAAAAATTAAATGACGAAATACCATTCTAAGCCGATTAGAGTCCAAGCGTTGGATCAGGCAAGCGCATTGATCAACGGAGATAGAGACAAGGAATACGGCAGCCCCAAAGAGAATTTCGATCGGTTCAGAACGATGGTAAATGCGTATTTGGGGAAGCGCATTGAAGGTGGATTAACCGCCACGGATGTTTCCGCTGTTCTTTCGATGCTGAAGCTGTCCAGGCTGGCGCATGATCCGAATAAGCTGGATAGTTGGCGCGATCTTGTTGGATATGGTGCGTTAGGCTTCG